TTTATTGTTAAACCAGAGATACCAATTCAAGTAGCAACAGTTGAAATTGTTAGGCTCCAGGCAATTGCTGCAAAACTTTCATTAAAGGCAACTTGGATGGCAAATGTAGATAAAGAAAATAGAGCAAAGAAGAACATATATTATACTGCTGCAGAGGCTATTAATAATCTAGTATCCGCACTTAAATATATTACGAGATAGTGTATAATTAATACAATAACAAAGGATACTAACTAATGGCTAAAAGTTTACTACAACAAGTAATGATTAAACCAGCAAAAAATAACACAGGAATAGATTTACAAGGAATCGTTGATAAAATTGAATCTGGCTACATGGTTGGCAAGGTAGATAAATATCAAAAAAAGAAAACATTTGCACCATCAGGATTATCATATGGTAGTGGAGAATGTCCACGATATTGGTATTTAGCATTTGAGGGTGGAACATTTCAAAATACAGATACTCCATATTCAGTAGCAAATATGAGCAGTGGATCTTTATCTCACGATAGAATTCAAGAGGCAATGCTAAAGTCTGGTATTGCAAAAAAGTTTGTAGATGACAATGGTAATGAAACAACAGAGGTAAAACTTGTAAACTCTGACCCACCAATTTATGGATTTGCTGATGGAATTATTGAGTGGGATGGTGAAGACATTGTTATTGAAATTAAAACAATGAAAGATGAGTCTTTTGAATTTCGTAAAAAGAAAAATGCTGGAGCAAATTATCATATAGTTCAATTGCTTATTTACATGAAAATATTAAAACTTGCAAAAGGCTTGTTGATATATGAAAATAAAAATACCCATGAACTTTTTATAATTCCAATCACTGTTAATGATTACTATAGACAGTGGATTGATAATGCTTTTAATTGGATGCGAGAAGTTCACCAAGCATGGGAAAACAAAACTATACCAAAAAAGAATTATAGAAATAACTCTAAAGTCTGCAAAGCATGTCCACTACAAAAAGACTGCGCCTTAGCAGAACCTGGAGAGATAAAGATCACTTCTCTGGAGGAATTGAGTGAAACCATGTGAGTGGTGTGAAAATGAGTTTTTGCCCACAGTAACATATCAGATTTATTGTAGTTCAGAATGTAGATCTGAAGCAACAAAAATTAAAATTGCAGAAAAGCAAGTAATTAATAAACGTAAAAAAAGATATGGCAAAGAAAGAAAATGTGCTAGAGGATGCGGAGTAGTTCTTTCTGCATATAACGATTCTAACTATTGCGATAACTGTTCGGTTGATAATAAAAAAGTAAACAAGGCTTTAAAAGAATTAAAAGGGTTAATAGACTATGACGACAAGCGTTAAGCCAGCAAAATTTGTTGCTATTGATGCAAGTACAAATAGTCTTGCCTTTGCATTATTTGAGTTTGGAAAACTTGAGATTGTTGGTAAGATAGCGTTTGAAGGAAATAATATTTATCAAAAATGTATTGATGCATCTAAAAAAACAAAGGCTCTTTTAGACTTGGATATGTTTTTAAATTCATCAATTATTATTGAGCATACAGTTTTTATGAATAGCCCCAAGACTGCTGCAGATCTTGCAATGGTGCAGGGCGCAATTATTGGTGGGGCTGGAAATGCTGGAGTGATAGAAGTAGGAAAGGTTTCTCCAATAACTTGGCAAAACTACATTGGAAATAAGGCATTAAGTAAAGAACAAAAGTTGGAAATTAGAGCAAAAAACCCAGGAAAATCTGATGCCTGGTATAAGTCTTTTGAAAGAAATTTTAGAAAACAAAAAACGGTAGACTTAATAGAAATACACTATGATAAAATAATAGAAGATTATGATGTAGCAGATGCCTGTGGTATTGGGCATTGGGCTTTAAATAATTGGGATAAAGCGATAGGGAGTTGACATTTAGGATCTATGGGTGCTAAACTATATAAAAATGAGGCTTGGCTAAGAAAGCGGTATATATTAGATAAAAAGTCTGTACAAGAGATTGCAAAAGAATGTGATACAAGTGCAGAAACAATATATCTTTACCTTGCCAATTATGGATTAAGGAAGTCTAAGCGTGACTAATGATCTTAGAATTACGGTAGATCAGGTAAATCATCCTGAACACTATACTTCAGACCCTTCTGGTATTGAGTGTATTCAGATTACACGTCATCGTAATTTTAATATTGGAAATGCTTTTAAATACCTTTGGCGAGCAGGGCTTAAAAATGAAGACAAACATGTAGAAGATTTAAAGAAAGCAATTTTTTATATTCAAGATGAAATCAATAGAATTGAAGGAAACTATTAATGTCTTCAGATATTGAAATCATAGAGCATCTTGATGAGGTTAATAATGTTGTTACAGAATATTTAAAAGGAAATGATCCAACTAAAATTTCAAAAGATTTACAGTTGCCAAGAACAAGAGTTGTCGCACACTTAAATGAGTGGAAGGCAATGGTGTCTGGCAATGATGCAATTAGATCTAGAGCAAAAGAAGCATTAGCAGCAGCAGACACACACTATGGAAAACTAATTAGCAAATCATACGAAGTTATTGATGAAGCAACAATGAATAATAATCTTAGTGCAAAAACAGCAGCAATCAAACTTGTTTTAGATATTGAGTCTAAAAGAATTGATATGTTACAAAAGGCTGGATTATTAGAAAACAAAGAACTTGCAGAAGAGATGATTGAAATAGAAAGAAGACAAGAAGTTTTGATTGGAATATTAAAAGATATTGCATCAAAATATCCTAATATTCGTGATGAAATTATGTCTAAGTTATCTGAGATTTCTAAACCAAGTGAGGTAATTACAATTGTCCACGATGTTCAATGATTTTTTTGAGGCCTTAGATGATAATCCATTTGAAGAAAATCCAGTTGATACAAAAACATTTGTAGAATCTCCAGACTATCTTGGTCAACCACCATTGTCAGAAATACAGTATGAAATTGTAGATGCGATGAGTCAGATCTACAAAAAGCAGGATCTTGAAAGAGTAATGGGTTCTGTTGAGGGAGCAAGATACTATGACAAATATACAAAGAACGAAATTATTTTACAACTTGGGAAGGGTAGTGGCAAGGACTTCACTTCGACTGTGGCTTTTTCCTCTATTTTTTTTTAGTTGCTTTGTCTTAAAGACCCCGCGAAATATTTTGGTAAACCGTCTAGGGATGCAATTGACCTTATTAACGTTGCTATCAACGCCCAACAAGCAAAGAATGTTTTCTTCAAGGGATTCAAAACAAAAATAGAAAAGTCTCCTTGGTTTGCAGGTAAGTATAATGCAAAAGTAGATTCAATTGAATTTGATAAATCTATTACAGTTTATTCTGGACACTCTGAAAGAGAATCTCATGAAGGTCTTAACTTACTTTTAGCAGTTCTTGATGAAATTTCAGGTTTTGCTAGTGAGGTTGGAACTGGAAATGAACAGGGCAAAACAGCAGATAATATATATAAAGCATTTAGAGGAACAATTGATTCTCGTTTTCCAGATTTAGGAAAAGTTGTTTTGCTTTCATTTCCTAGATATCAAGGAGATTTTATTTCACAAAAATATGACAGTGTTATTGCAGATAAAGATGTAGTTTATAAATCACATAAGTATATAATTAATCCACTTCTTGGAGACACACCAGACAATACTTTAGAAATTGAATGGGAAGAAGATCATATTCTTTCATATAAGTTTCCTGGAGTTTGGGCATTAAAAAGACCAACATGGGAAGTAAATCCTACAAGAAGTATTGAAGATTTTAAGATTGCTTTTTATAATGACCTTGGAGATGCAATGATGCGTTTCTTATGTATGCCAGTTTATTCCTCAGATGCATTTTTTAAACAAAAAGAAAAATTAGAACACTGTATGACATCTCGCAATCCAGTGGATGAGTTTAGAAGATTTGATCCTGGATTTACTCCAGATCTAAATAAAACATATTATGTTCATGCTGACTTAGCACAAAGACACGACAAATGTGCTGTCGCAATTGCACACGTTGAAAAATGGGTTAATTTACAAGTAATTAAGGATTATGAACAGGTTGCTCCAATAGTTGTGGTAGATGCCGTTGCTTGGTGGGAGCCTAAAAAAGAAGGTCCAGTTAATCTTAGTGAAGTTAAAAATTGGATTATTAATTTGAGAAGGATTGGATTTAATGTTGGCAAAGTAACATTTGATAGATGGCAGTCTTACGACATTCAACAAGAACTTAGAGCGGTAGGAATAGAAACTGATACAGTCTCAGTTGCTAAAAAACATTATGAAGATTTAGCAATGTTGGTTTATGAAGAAAGAGTTGTAATGCCACAAATACCATTATTGTTAGAAGAGTTGTCAGAACTTAAGATTATGAAAAATAATCGTGTAGATCACCCCAGAAAATCTTCTAAGGACTTGGCCGATGCTGTTTGTGGTGCTGCATTTGGAGCAATATCTTATACACCAAAAGATAATAATTTAGAAATTGATGTATATACATGGGCAGATGCAAATAGAGAAAGAACACGTCAAGATATGAAAAGACGTGAGGCAGAGCGTAATAATGATATGCCAGATGATGTAAAAGAGTTTTTAGATAAGTTTAATTTGCTATAGATTGTGACATCTGGTATAATAGAATTCTGGCTAAAAGGTCAGATAAATAACAAAAACAAGGAGAAATGAATGAGTTCATTTAAGAAGATCGCCCTTGCCGTGTCTGCAGCACTGGTAGGGTCATTATTTATGGTTGCTCCAGCAAGGGCTGGAGTACCAACAGTTGCTGTTTCTGTAAATACAGTAGCAGACAATGATGCAAACACCATTGCGGGTGCTGCAGTTGCAACAGTTCCATCAGATAACAAGGTTGAGGCAGCAGATGCTGTAAAGTTTGCACTCACAAATGTTGATGCAGGAACCACTGTTCTTGTTTCTACAGTTAAGGCTACTGTTGTTCCAGCACTTCACACTGTTACTATTCCAGTAACATCAAAGTCTGGATCAAACTCGCTTTCAATTGCAGTTGGAACTGGAACAACCGCAGATTTTTATGTTTATACAACAACCACTGAAGTTGGCACCGTAACCATTGTTAATGGTGCAAATACTCTTACATATTATGTTAAGGGTACAGCAGGTGGAGCATACAATCTTGATGCTACTGTTAAGTCTGACGTAAGCACTGCAAGCATTGTAGAAAATACCGTTAAGGTAACTGACATCTTTGGTAACGTTGTTGGTGGAGTTACACCTACAGTTACTGTTATTGGTGCAACAATTGAAGTTGCTGCTACAGCATCTGATGCAACAACTGGTATCTCAAAGTTCAGTACAAAGTATGCAGCAACTGCTGGACAGGCTGCGGTAAGTATTGCCCTTCCAGGTGTAATTACTGATGTTGATGGCCTTGATGCTGCAAAGAAGTCAACAGTTAAGTTTGTTACTGTATCTGATCTTGCTTCTGAGGTAACAAATCTAAAGGCTGTTGCTGCTAAGGCTGCAGAAGAACTTGCTGCAGAAAAGACCGCACACGCTAAAACAAAAACAGAACTTGCAACAGCACTTGGTAGTGTTGATCTTGTAAAGCAAACTGCTGCAACTACAAAGGCTGGACTTGAGGCACAATTGGCAAAGGCTAATGAAGACCTTGCAAAGGCAAATGCATCACTTAAGTCACTACAAAAGAAGTATGCTGTTCTTCTAAAGAAGATAAAGTAATACTACAAAATCAAGGGGCAGGTTGAAATATACCTGCCCTTTGTGCTATAATAATATAGTATCCGCCTAACGGGGATATAAATTAACTCGCTGAAAAGGAGAAAAAATGGTAACAACATTTGCTATGGATCTTTTCAAGGATCCATTTTTTATTGGTTTCAATCGTACATTGGACCGTTTAAATACAGTACACACAGCAGCAGTAAATCAATCATATCCACCTTATAATATTTTTAAGGTAGATGAAGACACATATCGTGTTGATCTTGCATTAGCAGGATTTGATAAAAAGGATATTGATGTTTCTGTAGATAATGGAACTCTTATTGTTAAGGGTGAAGTTACAACAGAAGATACTGCTGAAACAATTCATAAGGGTATTGCTACTCGTAAATTCACAAGAACATTTGCTCTTGGAGAATATATGGAAGTAGTTGGTGCTGAATTTAAAAATGGAATGCTTTCTGTTAATATAGAACGCATTGTTCCAGAAGATAAGAAACCAAAATCAATTAAAATCAAGTAAAAAAAAGACCTGAGCACGTCTTAAAACTGCTCATTTTATAATTTAATGTTATAATAATCCTATCAAACTACCCGTTTGACTAGGAGAGATAATTGAGAAGGATTACCCGAATCCTTGCCGTCATGGGCATAGTTCTTGCAACATCTTTTTTTGGTTTTACTGAGCCAGTAGAGGCTGTTTCAAACGGTATAAACGCACAAATATATTATTGCCCACAATATGGAGCGCAACCACCTAGACCATGTAATTCACAACCAGTAGCAACCACCACAGTTAGTCAAATAAATTATAACTGGGGTGGAGGATCTGTTTTAGGAAGTTACGGGGATCGTGTAGAAGTAAAGTTTACTGGATACATAATGTCTCCAACTACGGTAAATGCTACTTTTCAAGTAGGTGGAGATGATGGACAATATTTAAACTTTAATAATACTAATATAATCACAAATTGTTGGTGGGATAAAGGAGGCGGAAACTGTCAATCTCAACCAATAACTTTACAAGCAAATACTGCTTATCCATTTACATATTGGTTTTATGAAAATGGTGGCGGAGCCAACACTTATTTTTGGTGGAATATAGGTTCTGGATTTCAAATAGTTCCTTCAAATGTTTTTTACTTAACTGAACCAACTCCACCACCATCATTAAATGCACCAACATCATTATCTGGAACAATACAGCCAAATGGAATAGATTTATCTTGGGCAGCACCAACAGCAACAAATGCAAATACCGCAGTTGAAAGATATGCAATAAGTTGGTCAACATCAAATTTTACAACAAACGGT